CCCAGCACGGGGATGCCCATTTCGCGGGCCTTGAGTTCGTGGGGGCGCGCGGCGAACGCCCGGCGCAGTTCGATCTTGTCCTGCTCGCCCAGGTGCGGGACGTCGTTCCAGCCCGCCATGACGAGGTACTTGGACGGGTTAATTTCGGGCATTGCGGAACGATTCCATGATCTCGTTGAGCATCTTGGCCGGCATGAACGACTGCACGACCTCGGTAGCCCCCTCGAGCGGGGTGAACGTGATGTAGACGATCCCCTGGGTGGTCGCGGTGCGGATCAGGCACTCGCCGTAAATATCGACGGGCGGTTCCTCATCGAGCCAGATCCAATCGCGCTCGGTGCCCTCAAACGAGCCGCGGCCCTGCGCGTAGGACTTGAGATTGACCTCGGACCATTGCCCGGTGCGGTGCCGGACGCGGACGGTGTCGGCGAGATCCGCGACACCCTGCTTCCATGTGACGTCGCCGATCAGCCTGGCCGGGACGAGCCCGGTGCCGGTGAAGACCTTGCGCTGCCCCTCGCTGCGGACCTTGCCGAACAGCTTGGTCTGCACGATGTCGCGGGTCGTCTCGTTGGTCTTGCCGCACGCATAGCCCTGCGTCGCCATCGGGAAGCGGCGGCCCTCCCACCAATCGGGGTATTCGCCGGTCAGGTGCAGGGACGACTCATAGCCGCCGGCGCCCTCGGACTTGCCGATGCGGTTCGCGGCCATGAAGCACCGCTCGCGGTAGGTCGCGCCGGCCCGAAAGAACTCCAAGTGCTTCGGGTAGAGCTCGCGGCGCAGCGGCCCGGTGTCGGGGTAGAACTGCAGGATGCGGTTGGCGCGTACCGAGTCCTCGAGGGCCGCGGCCAGCTTGGCGAGTTCGGCCTGTGCCTCGGCGGGCAACTGGCTCACGACCGCGGAGAGATCGAGGCTCACGGCTCGGTCGGGTCAGCTGGTGCGATCCGCAGCCCGTGAGCGGCGAGCAGCGCGGTAATCCGCGCCAGGATCTCGTCGGGTTTCTGGTCGGCGCCGCGGAACGTCGCGTTGACGTCCACCTTTTCGCCGTACATGGCCGGGTGGTACTTCGACGCGATCCACTTGCGGGTGTCCACGCGCAGCCGCAGCTGGTTGACGGCCGCCGAGTCGGTGCGGCCCTGGTCGTCCACCGGCACCGGGCTGTCGGAAAGCTCGATGATGTCGTCAATGTGCGCGTCGGCCTGCATCTTGCGGGCCTCGCGGTAGAGCTTGGTGCGATCCTCGTTCGAGAGGATCCACTTGGCGACCGTGGCGACTGGCCGATTTGCCTCGCGAGCCCATGCCCGCAGGCTGTTGCCCTCGGCGATGTGGGCGCAGAGAGCATCGAAGGCCGCGGCGTCGAGCGGGGTGGCGGTGTCCTTGGGCACCTGGTCAGCGACGGTCCCCTCGATCAGCAATTTCTGGCGGCGTTTGCGGGGCGTCTTGCCCTTCGCCTTGGTCACGGCGAGGCCTCGATCGGCAAGGCCGACAGGGCGCGGTCACGCTGGATGATCGCCCGGCATTGCGCGCTCAGTTCGTCGGCGATCCCGGTGAGGGCGTAGAGCCCCGGTCCAATATCCGGTCGAGTTCCTGGGTGAACCATCCCGGCGGCGGCGGATCCCGGTCCAGTTCGGCCGGCAACGGCGGCATCACGCACGTCACGGTCAGCGTCCTCGGGACACAGCCGGATAGTGCGAACGCGCTCAGGACGATTGCGTAGAGCCTCAATTTCCAGTTCATAGCCCGCTACTGCCTCCCTCGATGCCTCGGCCTGCTTGGCTTTCAGCGCGTTGACGCGATCGAAGCACTTGGACCCGTCCTCGCAGGATTCCTCGCGGGCCAAGGCTTGCTCGACGCCCGGCAACGCCTCATGGGACGCGCGCCAGGTGGTGACACGGTTGCCCATCAGCGCCACGCCGGCGACGATCAGGCCCCATCCAATCAGCTTGATGACGGTTGGACTCATGGCGACGGTGGATCGTGAGCGATCAGGTGGATGACGCGGCCGATGGACGTCTCGGCGCTGGCAAGTTCAAACGCGACGGTTTCCCGTCGCTGCAGCGTCTCGGAGCGCGAGGCCTCACGGGCCCGGTTGATCGACGCCAGGGCATCGAGCAAGTGGTCGCTGAGCAGCATGTGGGCGCGCTCAACCATCGGCCTTCTCCGCGAGGGCCTGCGTTGTGTAGACGCGCAGCGCGATGTTGACGAGGGCGCCGAGCATGACGAGGGCGGCAGCCCATTCGGGGCCGAGCAGCGTCGTGATCTGCGACCCCATGAGCTCGAGGCCGCCCAAGGTGGCGAGGGCGACGTTGAGCCAGATGGTTTTCGAGCGGACGGCACCTTTGACGGTCGGATTCATGTCCACACCCCTCGATGGAAGGCTCGGATGATCGGCAGGGCCCGGCTGTCGCCGACCTGGCTGCGCCACTTGGACCCGGAGAGGATGCCGGCGACCCGATCGAAGCGGCCGGCGCGAAGGTGCGCGACCGTCGTGGGCCATTCGGCGATGAAACGGGCGACGCCCAGGTTGAATCCAAGCTCGAAGATCGCCCATTGGCGGGGCTCGGCCCAGCGGCGCCACTCGGGCAGGCGGCGATTGAGTTCGGCCTCGACCTCAGAGAGATCGTTGGCGAGCAGGTATTCGGCCTCGGGCAGGGTGATGCCGCGGCCGATCAGGTTGCGGCCGTAGCCGACGGTGATCCAGCCCTTGACCATGTGGCCGGGCTGGACGACGCGGCCGGTGGCGTCGTCGTAGGCGGCCAGCATGAGGCCTTCGTGCTTCATGATGCTGGCGCGGGCGCGGACCTGAACGGCGGGGGTCATGGCTACAAGTCCTTGCAGGCGGCCAATGGGTACCGCTCGCCGGTCAGTTCCTTGTACTTTTGCTGGCCGTCCTCGATGTCGCGCTCCAAGCGCATGTGTCCATGCTCGTCATTGGTCGAGCAGCGCAGCCGGTTGAGGTCGCGCAGCTGGTTTGCCAGGTTGCCGATCAGGACTTCGACGACGAGCTCGTTGGTGTAGTCGAGCTTTTCCTCGACGCTTTCGACGCGCTTGGCGACCTTGCCGAGTTCGCTGCGCACGGGTTCGACGGCGGCCTGCACCATCGGGTCGATGTCCTTGGCGAAGACGGCGCCGGACAGGCCGAGCGGGGCGAGCCAGCCGCAGACCCAAACGATGTGGACGGCGACCACGATGCGAAACGCAATGCGGGCGAGCCTTGCTTTTTCTTCGACCGTGGCATCGCCGACGGCGGCAAGCATTAATTCGCGCCAGAACATCCGCTAACACCCCTCCGCAACCGGGAGCCACGCTGTTAGCGGGAACGGTAGCGGGGCGCGGATCGGTTGGAGCGGTCGGAGCGCCCAGGAAGGCGCAGGCGCGGCGATCGGCCGCGGGGACGAGCTAGGTCAGCGGGGTTTCGGCGATCGCGAGGCCAGCGCCTCGAGCGAAAGCCAGACGACCCTCGGCACGGGCAGTTCGCCGGCGCAATACCGGCGAACCGTCCGCTCATCGAGGTCGAGCTCGCGCGCCAGCCCGCGCTGGGAGATTCCCAGGCGGGCCAGTTGGTCGCGGAGCTTGTCGGCGTCGGTCATGGCTGGCGGGTCTGCGCGGCAAAGGCCCGTAACTGGTCATCGGCGATCGCCCGGCCAATCTCGTAGCTGGCCTGCCGAACGATGCGCCGCAGGGCGTCGAAAGATGGATCGCTGGCGCTGATTGCCACCTCGATCTGCTTGTCGAGGGAGATTACGCGAACGCGCGCCAGGCTCTCATCGAGGCCCACGATCTCTACGACGATGCTCATGGCTGACCGCAGTTTAGCGCAGCCCGCCGCAGGGTGTCGTCCTCGTCCTCCCAATCCTCGGGCGGCGGCTCGGGTTCGGGCTGGCTGGCGTAGCAGGCCTCGATATGCTCGAGGTCGGCCAGCAGGGCGCGTTCTTCCTCGGGCGTCATGTGGTCGCGGTATCTCATCGCTCCCTCCTGAGTTCGATGCTGGTCAGGGTTTCGATCGAGGCCGCCAGCTGTTCCAAGGCGGCCCACACTTCGCGCGCGTCGTCGGTACGGGCCTCGCGCTGCCCGACCCGCGCCTCGCTGGCAACCCGCATCACGCGGGAGCGGCACAGCAGCAGGCGATCGCGGGCGTCGAGGCTGTAGGGGTCGTGGCGGTTCACGGCTGCGCCTCGGTGGGCCGGCCGCCGTCCGTTTCATCGCAGTCGAGGCAGTTCCACCACATGATTTCCGCCTCGGCATCGACCTCGACGTAGCGCAGATTGAGGTCAGCGGACTCCGTGAACCACGCCGGCAGCCCAATCTGCACCCGATCACTCAGGCACTTCGGGCACAGCCAGCGCGAGGGCTCCCGCGCGCGCGTAGCGTTTACTTCGCCACGGGCCGCCTCCAACGCCTCCCTGCAGGGCCCGAGGATGTCGGCCATGTCGGTGTCATCGAAGTTGGTGGACAGGAACTCGAAGGCCCGCTCGAGGGCGGCAAGGAGCAGGGGGCTGGCGCCGATGAGGCGGGCGTCTGCCTCGACTTCGGCCTCATCGAACGGGCGAGCGGCGTTGACGTGGAAGACTCGGCCCTGCCGCACGACGCTCCACGGGCCGGGGGTGTGGGTGGCGGTCATGGCTGTGTCTCCGGCGCGAGGTAGACGAGGGGCTGGTTGTCGTCTGCGGTGGAGCGTTCCTCGACCAGCAGCAGGACTCGCTCGGAGTCTTGGACGGCGAGGCGGGCGAGTTCGCGGGAGCCGAGTGAGTCGCGTTCCTCGGGGTCGAAAGTCTCGGCGGCTCGGTATCCGCTGGCGACGATGGCGGCCATGATGGCTTTGAGTTCGAGGCGGGTCATGGCGTCCTCCCGATGCGGATGACGTTGCGGGCGGGGAGTTCCTGCCGCGGGGGCAGGGGCGGGGTGGCGCGGCGCTCGGCATCCCATCGGGCGTGGATCGCGTCGGCCTCGGCCTTGTGGGGCGGGCAGAGTTCGGTCCAGCGTTCGACGTCGCCGAGGGTGAACTGGCAGCCGCACTTGAGCTTGGCGGTTTTCACAGCAGACCCCTTGCCGCGAAGCTCACGGTCCGGTCAGCGGCGGCGATGAAGTGATCGAGCAGGCGCGCGTCGATGAGGCCGACGGCATCGCGGATGCGGTGGGTGATGAGCTCGTCGGCCTGCGAGGGCTCGGGGTTGCCGCTCGGGTGGTTGTGGAACAGGACGATGGCTGCGGCGTTATGCAGGATCATCAACCGCACGACCTCGCGCGGGTGGACGCTGGCGCCGTCGATCGTGCCGCGGAACAGTTCCTCGACGTGGATGATGCGGTGCCGGTTATCGAGCAGGATGACGCCGAACACTTCGTAGTCGAGCTTGCCGAGGTAGCTCGTCAGGTACTTGCTGGTGTGGTCGGGGCTGCGCAGCGTCTCGCCGAGCATCTGCCGGTACATGAAGCTGCCGGCCGCGACGAGGATTTCGTCTCGGGTTGCCGGGCGGTAGCGCCGGCCGGCTTCGCGGACGAACATCGGAATTGTGGTGTTGCTGGTGGTCATGTGATCCCTCGCTCTTGGCTGGGTTGGTCCCTCGCCGACTACCGGCGGGGTGGCTCATTATAGACCGGGTCATTACCTAAAGGTCAATAGGCTCTTTGCGCCTTTCGAGGCCGGCGTAGGCGCCGAAGTGGAACATCGAGGCGAGCTCGACCGGCAGGACGACGGGGCGATCGGGCTGGCGGGCGTATTCATGCTCGCGGCGATCGCGGGCCAGGCGGCGCTCGAGGTGGCCGAAGCGGTTGAGGTTCGACAGCTTGCGGCTGACCTCCTTCGCGAACTCGCTCGAGGCCATGGGCAGGATGCGTTGCGCGAGGCGGGATGCGGTGATCCATTCGCCGGGCTGGGTGTAGCTGGTGAACACGACGAGGAAGCGGGCGACTTGGATCTGCTCAGGCACGACGCCTCCGGGGCGAGGCCCAGTTGCCGGGCGTATCGAAGACGTAGCCGATTTCGCCGGACAGGGCAGCCTCGACCCAGCGCAGGGCATGGCCGGACTGGATCTGCCGGCCGGTGACGCGGATCAGGCGCCAGCCGGCGACGGCGATGGCCGAGTGCTTCTCGGTGTTCGCGTGTAGGTGCTGGGTCAGCTGGTGGCGGCCGGGCTTGCCCTTGGGCCCGACACCTTCGCACTCGACGCCGAGCTTGACGTCGGGGAACGCGATGTCGAGCCGCCAGCGGCGAGCGGGGTGGAAGTGGTACTCACGGACGAAGGTGCGCCAGCCGGCGAGGGTCAGTTGCTCGGCGAGCTTCGACGCGAGATCGACCGGCTTGCGGCGCGTGGTTCGGCTGGCCTCGATGCCGGTCAGTCGAAGGGGCCGCATGGCTCAGGCTCGCGTCCCGA